GCTCAGCATATAATGTAGGAGATGTAATAACTTTTCCTTCGCCAGGTGGTGGAACTGATGCTGTAGCAACCGTAGAAGATTTACTTATTACAGAGTGGGACTATGGTTGTCCGTTTACTACAATGAATATGGCATTAACAGAAAATCCATTATATGCAGATCAATCTAATGATATTCCAGATGTAGGACAACCGCTAGAAGCTTTTTTACAAAAAACTAAATATGTATACACTTGCGAATGCGGTGAAGAAGGAGCACCTTGTAATTGTGAGTATGAAACTCCAGGCCCAGGCGCGGCTTTATACATAGGTTGGCCTTGTGATACATTAACTGTTATTATGGAGAGTACTAAAAAAGTAACATATAATAATGTTCCTCAAGGTACTTTTATGCCTATATCTTGTTTAACAGTATGTGGTGTAGAATTAAACCAACCTGAAGGTGTAGAACCACCTGATGCTAAGTCTGTTATTTTAGCTTTATTCTAATGATAATAGGTATAGGAACTAAATTAGTAGATATACGAAAGCCCAAAGGGCTGACAGGTACTCCTGCTCCACCACCTCCCCCTCCACCACAATTTTTTATGGAACTAGAAGATGGTAGTGGTGTTATGGAATTAGAACCTTCAACAGATTTAATGCTGCAAGAAGTAGCACCTTAAAAATATATAAATGGCAAATTCAAAATTTTCAGGCGCAGGTTTTGCGTCTGGACAAAACCCAACAAATAACTCAGTTTTTGCAGGATACGAAATAATAGGCCCAGGTCAAGGCGAAAATAGAAGATGGACAGCAAAAGAACTTTTTTCTACACAAGTTACAGATGCTGCTGGAATTAAGTTTATTTTTACTTCTAATCAACAATGTTTAATAAATCACAATGGATTATCTATTACTGGTACTGCATTTAATCAATGCAATCAAAGTTACATTATAAGTTCAGGTACTAGTGGAAGTGGTGATCTATCATTAAGAGTAGCTAACAGTGAAAAATTAGCAATTTCAACTGCTGACACAACTCATACTAATGCTGTAAAGTTTGATGGTGGTATAAAAGATGGTGGTAATTCGTTAGGATCAAGTGGTCAAGTATTAAGTTCTACAGGTAGTGGATTACAATGGATTAATGCTGGAGGATCAACGCCAACATTAAGTGCAGTAATGGGACAAGGTGCTAGCTATAGTGGTAGTAATAGTGTTCTTATTCAACCGTCTTCTCAGATAATATTAAACGCGGGTGGAACAAACCAACAACTAACACTTGGTTCTAGTGGTTCAAAAAGACTAATCGGAAATGGACTTATAGATGTTGGTGGTTTATCATCAAATGAGTTCTTAATTTTAGGCACTAAAGATTTTCATTTTAATAATTATGAAGGTAGTATTGCGCCTAATGGAAGAAGAATGAGAATTACAGCTGGTGGCAATATAGAAATAAACACAGGAAATCCTACAACAAGCACACCTGGTGGAAGTATAATAGTACAATCTAAAGGTGCAAGTTTAACATTAAGAACGTTAGATGGTTCAGCACAGGGAACATCATATCCTGGTGGTGATGTAACCATTGGCTCTAGTTCTGGACAAGTTAATATTACAAGTGATATAGAACTACAAGCAGTTGTTACAGCAACAAATTTACCAACTTCTGATCCTGGTGTAGAAGGACAATTATGGAATGACGAAGGCACAGTAAAAATATCTGTACCTTAAAATAAAAAAAACAATTAAATAAAATAAAATGAATAAAATAAGTAAAGAACATTTAGAAACAATCCAAGAACAGCAAACAAAGTTAAATCAAATATTAAATCAAGTAGGTTATTTAGAAGCTCAAAAACATGGTCTACTTCATGAATTTGGTGAAATAAATAAAAGTGTTGAAGATTTTAAATCTGTACTTGAAGCTGAATATGGACAAATAAATATAAATGTAGAAACAGGTGAATACACACCTATTGAGCAGGAAGAAGAGGTTGTTAATGCTGAATAAAATTAGAAAAATAAGTATAGGATCTGATTATAAAAACGATGCTATGCATTACTCCGTAGGCCAAGAGGTTTACGGAGGTCATATTATCTCTGATATATTGTTTCAAGAAAATAACGGAGAGTATTTAGTTTATATACAAAAAAATAAAGAAACTTTACCTTGGAAAAAGTTTAATTCCAATATGGCTATAGCTGTTGAATTTGACTTACATTACAGTGAATAGTATTTATGATTATATTATAAAACCAATAGGTGAACGATATAATAATAGTAAAAAAGTTGGTAATAAAAATTTAATTTTAAATACTAAAATAGAAACTTTTAAAGCTGTAAATAAAAAAGCTAAAGTTGTTGCTGTTCCAAAAGCTTATAACTTACCTATAAAAAAAGGAGATATAGTTTATGTACACCATAACATATTTAGAAAATTCTATAATATGAAAGGTTTACAACAAAACAGTAGATCTTATTTTAAAGATGGTTTATATTTTTGCTCTCCTGATCAGATATATTTATATGAGCGTGGTAATAAAAGAAAAGCTTTTTTAGATAGATGTTTTGTAAAGCCATTGTCTTCTAATAGTGCAGGTAATAAAGTTTTAAATAATTTAGGAGTTTTATATTATGATAATGATATATTAAATAGACTAAAAATATACGAAGGTGATATAGTTAGTTTTCCTAATTTAAGAGAGTGGGAGTTTGTAATAGACAACCAACTATTATATTGTATGAAATCAAAAGATATTTTAATTAAGCATGAACGTAAAGGAAACGAAAAAGAATATAATCCAAGCTGGGCAGCTAGCAGTTAAAGAATTAATTAAAGTAGCTAAAGAACCTATTGTAGACACTGGTGAAGATGTAACTGCTGATAGATTAAAAAACGCAGCAGCAACTAAAAAGCTAGCTATATTTGACGCTTTTGAAATACTTAATAGATTAGAAGAAGAAGAAAATTTACTAGAAGGTAAACCAAAAGAAGAGAAGAAAGAAGAAAGAGTTTTTAAGTTTGCAGAAGGGAGAAGTAAATGAGTTACGATCAAACGCTTTGGAAAGAGATAAAAGATGTAATAAATCCTAAAATACTTAAAAAAAATAATAGGTATAAAAAATGGGAATACGGATATAATGCTGACTATGATTTTATATGTATAAGTAAAAATGGTACTATTGGATCAATCATTGAAATACAAAACCTTCGCATTGCTTTACCAAAAGCAGATGAACCGTATAAACGAAGCGAAGATAAAACGGAACAATACTGGGAAAAATTTGAATACCCAAAAGAATTAAGTAGAATTAAAAGTAGATTTGACTGGGAAGAATATCCATTAGATTTTAAAGAAAAGTGGTACGATTATATAGATGAAGAATTTAAGCGTAGAGAAGAAGGTTTTAGCTTCTACAATAATGGCAATCCTGTATATATCACTGGTACTCATTACATGTACTTGCAGTGGTCAAAAATCGATGTTGGTGCACCCGACTATAGAGAGGCAAATAGATTATTCTTTATATTCTGGGAAGCTTGTAAAGCAGATAACAGATGTTACGGCATGTGCTACCTTAAAAACAGACGGAGTGGATTTAGCTTTATGGCATCAGCCGAACTTGTTAACTTGGCAACAATCTCAAGCGATTCAAGATTTGGGATATTATCTAAAACAGGTGCAGATGCCAAAAAAATGTTTACAGATAAAGTTGTACCAATATCCGTTAACTATCCGTTTTTCTTCAAACCAATACAAGATGGTATGGACAGGCCAAAAACTGAGTTGGCTTATAGGGTTCCGGCATCCAAACTTACTAGAAGAAAACTTGAAGAAAATATTAAAATAGCTGATATACAAGGTTTAGATACTACTATAGACTGGAAAAATACAGGTGACAACTCTTATGATGGTGAAAAACTTAAATTATTAGCACACGATGAAAGTGGTAAGTGGGAAAGACCTGATAATATACTAAACAATTGGCGAGTTACAAAAACTACATTAAGACTAGGTAGACGTATAGTAGGTAAATGTATGATGGGTTCTACTTCAAATGCACTAGACAAAGGTGGCCATAATTTTAAAAAATTATATGACAGTTCAGACGTTACAAAAAGAAATAGAAATGGACAAACATCTTCTGGGCTCTATAGCTTGTTCATACCTATGGAGTGGAACTACGAAGGATTCATGGATACTTATGGAATGCCTGTCTTCATTAAAGGAACAAGTCCAGTCAAAGGAATTGATGGTTTCGATATTACAACAGGAGTCATTGAGCATTGGGAAAATGAGGTAGATGGATTAAAAGATGACGCTGATAGTTTAAATGAATACTATAGACAGTTTCCAAGAACAGAAAAACATGCTTTTAGAGACGAAATAAAACAAAGTTTATTTAATCTTACTAAAATATACGAACAAATAGATTACAACGAAGAATTAAATAATTTACAAAGTGTTACTGTAGGATCTTTTCATTGGGAAAATGGTGTTAAAGATAGTAAAGTAATATTTGTTCCAAATAAAAATGGCCGATTTAATGTATCGTGGGTGCCACCGTTAAACTTACAAAATAATGTTATTATAAAAAATGGAATTAAATATCCAGGTAACGAGCACATCGGAGCTTTTGGTTGTGACTCTTACGATATTAGTGGTACTGTTGATGGTCGCGGATCTAAAGGAGCGTTACATGGATTAACTAAGTTTTCTATGGAGGATGCACCACCTAATCATTTTTTTCTAGAATATATATCTAGACCTGAAACAGCAGAAATATTTTTTGAAGATGTACTTATGTCGTTGTATTTTTATGGTATGCCTATACTTGCAGAAAATAACAAACCTAGATTACTATACTATTTAAAACGAAGAGGGTATAGACAATTTAGTATTAATAGACCAGATAAAGTTTGGAACAAATTATCTACAGCGGAAAAAGAAATAGGTGGTATACCTAATTCAAGTGAAGATGTAAAGCAAGCTCATGCAGCTGCAATAGAAGCTTATATAGAAGATTATGTAGGGTTAAAAGAAACTTCATATGGAGATATGTATCATCAAAAAACATTAGAAGACTGGACACAGTTTAATATAAATAACCGAACAAAGCACGATGCTTCTATTAGTTCCGGTTTAGCTATTATGGCTTGCAATAGAAATAAATATAAACCAGTTGCAGCAAGAACAGTTAAGCAAATAGATTTAGGTTTTAAAACTTATAATAATGACGGTTTTATTTCAAAAATAATATAATAAATGATTTATACTAATTCACAAAGTTCATTTCCTGATCAGGTAGTACCTCAAGAAGAGAAAATGTCATTAGAATATGGGCTAATGGTAGGAAGAGCAATAGAAGGAGAGTGGTGGTCTGCTGGTGTAGGTGGAGCTAGATATACAAATAATTATAATATATATCATAGAAGAAGGTTGTATGCTCGTGGTGAACAATCAATACAAAAATATAAAGATGAATTATCTATTAATGGTGATTTGTCTTATCTTAATTTAGATTGGACACCCGTAGCAATTATACCTAAGTTTGTAGATATAGTTGTAAATGGTATGTCAGAAAAAATATATGATATAAAAGCATATGCACAAGATCCTGCATCTCAAAAAGCAAGAACAGAATATGCTACTAAGTTGTACAAAAACATACAAAATAGACAACTTATAAATCAAATACAAGAAATATTTAATTTAGATATATCTGAACAAACAGATGTTCCAGTTCCACCGGAAAATGAAGAAGAATTAGAAATACATTTGCAATTAGATTACAAGCAGTCAATTGAAATAGCTGAAGAAGAACTTATAAATAATGTATTAACTAGAAATAAATTTGAGTTAACTAAAAGAAGATTTTATAAAGACTTAGTTGAACTTGGTATAGGTTGTGTAAAAACAAACTGGAATAAATCAAATGGAGTAACAGTTGATTATGTTGATCCTGCAAATATAGTTTATTCGTATACTGATGATCCAAATTTTGAAGATATATATTACGTAGGTGAAGTAAAAAATATATCACTACCTGAACTTAAAAAGCAGTTTCCTAATTTAACTGACGAAGAACTTCAAATGATACAGAAGTTTCCAGGTAATACAAATTATAGAAGAAATTATAGAGGTAATAGAGATGATGATACTGTACAAGTACTATATTTTGAATATAAAACATATGCTGATCAAGTATTTAAAATAAAAAAGACAGGTGCAGGATTAGAAAAAGCATTAGAAAAACCTGATACATTTAATCCTCCACCAAATGATGGTTTTGAAAGGGTTAGTAGATCAATAGAAGTTTTATATCATGGAGCTAAAATTCTAGGACATCCTATTATGCTTGAGTGGAAGTTAGCAGAAAACATGACAAGGCCTAATTCAAATTTAACTAAAGTTAACATGAATTATACGTTATGTGCTCCTGACTTGTACAAAGGTAGAATTACATCTCTTGTAGAACGTATGATTACTTTTGCAGATATGATACAACTTACATCACTAAAACTGCAACAAGTATTATCTCGTATGGTTCCTGATGGTGTTTATTTAGATGTTGATGGATTAGCTGAGGTAGATTTAGGTAATGGTACTAGCTATAATCCAAAGGAAGCTTTAAACATGTATTTCCAAACAGGTAGTATTGTAGGTAGATCAATGACGCAAGACGGTGATATGAACCCTGGTAAAGTACCTATACAAGAACTAAATAGTTCTAATGGTATGGCAAAGATACAATCATTGATAAGTACATATCAATATTATCTACAAATGATAAGAGATGTAACCGGACTTAACGAAGCTAGAGACGGTAGTCAACCAGATAAGGATGCTTTATTAGGATTACAGAAGTTAGCTGTAGCGCAATCAAACACTGCTACTAGGCATATATTAGATGCTGGTTTATATTTAACTCTTAGAGCTTGCGAAAACATATCCCTTAGAGTTGCTGACTCATTACAGTTTGAGTTATTAAATGAATCATTAGTTAATAGTATAAGCTTGTATAACGTAGCTACATTAGAAGAAATTAAAGATATTCATTTATATGATTTTGGTATATACTTAGAACTTGAGCCAGATGAAGAAGAAAAAATGACTTTAGAAAATAGTATACAAATAGCTTTAAAAACAAATAGTATAACTTTATCTGACGCTATTGATATAAGGCAAGTGAGTAATTTAAGATTAGCTAATCAAATGTTAAAGCTTAAACAAAAACAAAAAGCAGCAGAAGATAATAGACAACAGCAACAAATGTTACAAGCTCAAGCTCAAGCCAATGCTCAGCAAGCAGAAGCATCTGCACTTGCAGAAGTACAAAAAAGAGAAGCAATAGCACAAACAGAGTTACAATTAGAAACTGGTAAAGCTCAATTAGACCTACAAAAATTAGAAACTGAGATGGGTCACAAAATGACACTAGCTGAGCAAAAGTTTAGATTTGACATGCAGTTAGCTCAAGTAGATGTACAAAAAGGTATTGCTAGAGAAGAAATGATAGAAAATAGAAAAGACCAAAGAACTAAACTATCAGGAACTCAACAAAGTTATATGATAAACCAAAGAAAAAATAATTTATTACCAAAAGATTTTGTAAACCAAAACGAAAATGTGGGATCTATGGATTTAGGTTCAGCAATTAGTACTGACGATATGTCAATGTAAAATTATATATTATATTATGGAAAAAAAAGAAGAGGTTCCTCAAGAAGGGGAATTTAAAATGAAGAAAAAACCTGGCAGACCTAGAAAATTAACTAGTCAAAAAGAGCCAGTAAAGTTAGATTTAAATAAAGCAAAAGAAGAAGATGCCGTTCCAGAGCAAAAAACAGAGGAAGTTGTGTTACAGTCTGATGAGAAGAAAGAAGAACAAAACGTGGGACTGCAAGAAGTGGGACAAACACACGAAGAAGAAAAACCTACCGAACAAGAAGTAGAAACACCTATTATACAGGAAGTAGTTGAAGAACAAGAAGAAGTTAATAATACTCCTGAACCTGTAATAGCTAAAGAAGAACCTACATTACCTGAAGGTGTTGATAAACTAGTAAAGTTTATGTCGGATACAGGAGGTACTGTAGAAGATTATGTTAGATTAAATGCTGATTATTCTAATATAAATGAAGATGCTTTATTATATGAGTATTATAAAAAGACTAAACCACATTTAGATCGTGAAGAAGTTGATTTTTTAATGGAAGAACAATTTAAAGTGGATGAAGATTACGACGAAGAGCGAGCCGTCCGTAGAAAAAGACTTGCTAAAAAAGAAGAAGTTGCTAAAGCTAGAAACTTTTTAGAAAATCTCAAAAAAGAATATTACCAAGAAATCAAGTCGAGGCCTACGGTAAATAATGAGATGCAAAAAGCAAATGAGTTTTTTAGCAAATTCAAACAAGAACAAGAGATAGCAAAACAACAACACGAAAATTTTAAAACAAATACTAATAAATTTTTCTCTGAAGAATTCAAAGGTTTTGACTTCGCTGTAGGAGATAAAAAATTTAGATATAGTGTTTCAAATACAAGTGATGTTGCGAGTGCACAATCTGATATTTCAAATGTAGTTAAGAAGTTCTTAAACGATAAAGGAGAAGTTGTAGATTATAAAGGCTATCACAAAGCTATGTATGCTGCTAGAAATGCTGATACTATAGCGCAACATTTTTATGAGCAAGGTAAAGCCGATGCTGTAAAAGATGTTGTTGCTAAATCTAAAAATATAAATACTGAACCTAGGACATCAGCTCCTGCGGACAGTGTTTATTTAAATGGATTAAAAGTAAAAGCTGTTAGTGGTGTGGATAGTTCTAAACTAAAAATAAAACGAAAATAAAAACTTAAAATTATGCCTTTAGGGAATTTTACAGTACAAAATGCAGGATTAATTCCAACTCAAGATCAGTCAGTATTATCTACTAACTATCTACAGTGGACAGATCCTGGTTCAGCTGGAGACTTTGCAGACTTTGCTCAGCAATATCTACCTGAATTGTACGAACAAGAAGTAGAAAGATTCGGTAATAGAACATTATCTGGATTTTTAAGAATGGTAGGCGCTGAAATGCCTATGACATCTGATCAAGTTATTTGGTCGGAACAAAATAGACTACACGTTGGATACGAAAACGTAAGTAAAGCAGATGTTGCTAATGCAGCTACATTTACAGTTAACGTTCCAGCTGGTAATGAAGTAGTAGTAAGAGTTAATCAAACTATCGTTGTTTTTGATCCAGCTTCTGGATTAACATTGAAAGGTTTAATTATATCTGCTCCTAACCCAGGTAACCCAGGTGTATTTACTTTTGATGCTGTATGTTATACTGCACCAAACTTTGCTGCTTTGAACAATGTAAACTTAAAAATGTTTGTTTACGGTTCTGACTTTGCAAAAGGTACATTAGGTATGGATGGATCAGTTACTCCTTCATTTACTCAATTTTCAAACA